TCAGCCAGTATGGAAGAGCAGATTGAGGCAGCACGCAAAAATCTTAAAAGTAAAGGTCGCAAAAAAACTTTTTTTACTAATAATGACCAAGAGAAAAAGTATATTGAGTCTAGAAAACAAACAAACAAAGAGTTTGAAGAGTACAGAAACGAGTACAATAAATACTGCCTAAAGGAGGCTTACAAAAAAGCAACATCTGAACAAAAAAGGCACATCAAGAATAAGAAAGAGCGCCGTCAAATATTAAGTGATCCTTCTTATGACACATATATGAAAAGTGACATGTGGTATCGCAAGCGAGAGCAATTCCTTGAGAGTAAAAAAGATAGATGCTGCGAGGTGTGTGGAAAAGAAAATGCTAACCAAGTCCACCACCGCACCTACCAAAGGTTAAGATTAGAGAAGATGAGCGACCTCTTATTGTTGTGTCGTGAGTGCCACGAAAAGTTTCACGCTGTAATCCCTGCCAAAAAAATGTCTAAGGCAAGATCTAGTCATGGACGAAACAATTGTGCGATATGTTATAAACCCACCTCAAAAAAAGCAGATATAAAAGCACTATTTGAATACTGTGGCGAAAAAGTATTGTGCAGCAGGTGCGTTGAAATATTTGACGAAGACTTGTGTAGGGCAAAGTGGTCTTCGGTTGACGCACGGAAATAATATGACTATTGCCATTGAAAGCCAGGAAGGGTATGCTTTCATATCTCAGTAAAATGTGGGAACAATAAAAATTTACATACTATTTATTTTTGAACCCTGGAGGACAATTCATGAAATTGACTAAAGAACTTCTTCGTGAAATGATCAAAGAAGAAATTAGTAACAGTGATGTGTTGAATGAGAAAATTGGATTTTTTAGTAAAATGTTTGGCGGTGCATCAAAGGCTCGTGGCGTTGACCTTCCTTACAAGAAATTTAAATCACAAGCCGGATATGGACACTCAACTTTTGATGGAGAGGCACAAGCTGTGTTATCTCTCATGAATAAAGCGTTAAAAGGTAAAGTAGAAAAAGACCTCATTGATGTCAGCGGACTTAAGAAAGTTCTTCCCAAGATTGAACAACAAGCAAAATTTGCTGAAGAGTTTAATGCCGGCAGAGTTAAAGCGGAGTCTTGGAAAGATATTGATGTTGTTACCGGTGCTCTTGCAAAACTAGCAAAAGGTCTTGTGGAAAGACCCAAAGGTGCTATGGGCACCCTCATGAGAATTAATAATGTGATTGAAAAGGCTCTTAAAGAAGATTCTTTAGATATGGGCGTTAAGTCCGCAGATGAAATACAAATGACTATTGACGGCTTAACCTAGTAGCCTAAAAGGAGAAAAAAAATGTCAAAGAAGATTAGTAAATCTAAACTAAACGAAGTTATTCGCAGAGAAATCCAGAAGGCTGCTAAAAAGCAAAAGCTTACAGAAGCTGTTCGCAAGGCTGTCAGAGCGGCGCTTTTGAACGAGAAGGTGGACCCAAATGAATTCCCCCTTAAGCTCTCGGACGTTGCTGCTGATCCTGAAGATGCCAAGGCTGATGTCACCAAGGGTAAGCAAGACGGCGACGCAAAAGATGATGTCATTAATGTTAAACCAAATGCTACATTCCCAACATCACAATTAAAACCATCTCAAACAAGCATGAAGATTAGCAATGCAATGGGGATGGCACTCTCAATGATCTTGGGCAAAATGCCAACAGGTGGAAACCTTGGTGGCTTTATTAGTAACGACAACCACATTATGGATGGACACCACCGCTGGGTTGCTACCGCCATGGTTGATCCTTCAAAAGAAGTTGGTGGGTATTTGGTAGACTTCCCAGGGGCTGATTTGATTAGGTTGCTCAATGCCATTACTGTTGGTAAATTGGGTATCATGCAGGGCAAAGAAGGATCAGGTAGTTTTGATCAGTTCAAAGAAGGACCAGTTAGACAAGAACTAACTCGCCTAGCCAAAGAAGGAAGCGAGTTCCTTAAACCAGAAGAAGTAATGCAAGCTCTAGAGAAGTTTACAAAGCAAAAAGGCGAGTCGGCGATTGAAGCAGCCGTGAAGAAATTTTCAGATAATCTTAGTCAATTAACTTTTGAAACTCCAGCAGGTGCTCCTGATAGAATTGATATGCCAGTGATTGACCCAAGCAAAGTTAAAGATGCAGATAAGATTGCTATGAAAGCCTTGCAAGGTGGCGAGATTGACTGGAACGAGCCTAAAGCATGACCGTAAGTCAGAGAATAGATCACTGGCTTGGAAAGTGGGCTAGTCGCAAACTTGTAGTCTGGCTTTCCTCCACTGCCCTTCTGGTCGCTGATAAAGTAAACGGCGACCAGTGGGTAGCGATCTCTCTGGCTTATATTGGACTTCAAGGTGCGTCTGATATCGCATCCAAGTGGAAACACGGGAAATAAATGACTTGGTTAAAACTGAAGGTAAAAGAGTGGGGTTGGAAGATCGCTCTCGTTACAGTGATGACCGCATTGGTCGGCTACTATCTTTATAGATTATTAAAGCCAGCCGCCCCTATTTCTCCACAAGTAGATAAAATAGTAACAGACTTGGAGATTGCTGTCAAGGAGTCTGAGTTAGAAACTCGCTTGGAAAAAGAAAAAATAAACGCAATAAAAACTGTTTACACAAAAACCCTAGAAGAGTCTAAGAAGATTGAAGACAGGAAAGCTAGACTTGAGAGACTGATTCAGATTAAGAAAGAGTTGTCCTCGTGAAATGGTTTGCCATAATAATACTTGCATTTTCTTTTTCATCTTACGCAGATGAGGTAACTTCCTTTGAGGATAGACCGGCTGTTGTTGAGGACGGCGGTAAAACCTATGTCGGTATTCTTGTCAGCGAAGAGTCTTATAGAGAGAGTCTAAAAAAAGTTATAGACCACGCAGCCGAAAAAGCTAATTGTGCTGTGGATAAAAAGGTCTGCACTCAACTCCAAGAGCAGTACAAACTATCCATAAAGAACCTTGAGGAAGCTGCTCGCAGAAGAGATACTTGGTTTGAGCGAAACAAGGGATCTCTAGGGTTTGTGACAGGAATGGTTACTGGAACTCTAGCCGTGATTGCTGTAGTTAAAGCAGTCCACCAGGGACAATAATGAGTGATAAAAAAGGACTCGACGAAATAGCAGCCGTTGAAAGGCTTTTTGCTGAAGAATATGGCAAACAAGCAACAAGGAACTTCCGCTCTGACTGGAATGAGATAAAAGAAAAAAATTATCTAACTCAATTGAGACAAGCATCTAAGAATAGAAAAAAAGAAGATTCTTCCAAGATTGATGTCGGAGGAATCCTGATTCCAAGCAAGGTATTAGAAAAAAAGAACAACCGCACATGCCCAGTTTGTAAAACATATTCGTTTTCCTCTAAAGATGACCTATATATGAATAGATTTAAGTGTTGTTTTGTTTGTTACATCGATTTTGTCCAAGGAAGAGAAGAGAGATGGGACAAAGGTTATGTACCTGATGAGCAAAAAATACAAGCATCGCTAAATAGGAGAAAGAAAAATGGCTAAACTTTTAGATGTTATCCGAGGATTGGGACAAGCTGCTGCAAATTCATATGATGGCGCTCTTGATGAGGATGGAAACCCAATAGAGATTGGTTTAAAGAGAGAAGACAAAAACATGTACAAAAGAAACATGGCTGATGGATTCAAGGTTAAATTTGCAGGGCAACAAATGGTTGTAACCTATCATTGTGAGGCGCTGCTTAGAGAGGTTCACCCTATGAACCAATATGTAAATAAAATTGAAGGTGTATATGGTGATATTATCAAACACCTTAAGAAAGAGTACAGAAGAATTACGGGCTCCAGTGTAACGTTGAAACCAGTAGCCGAGGCAAAAGTTAGCTTTCAAAGCAGTTCTCGTGTTAGGTCTTGGGTTCAAGCATCAAAAGCCTACCAAATTGTAGCCGAGGCTGGAAATACAGAGGAAGTTGGAAAATCATCCGATGAGAAGTTAGAGGACAATATCAAAAAGTTCTTAGAGTTGTCAACAGAAAAAAGATCTCCAAATGACAAAGCCCCAGAGAACCCAAACCCCTCCAGCCTGACTACGGATAGTTAACCATGTCCCTCACAAAGAGTGAGGCAACGGTAGAAATACTTAAGTCGGGAAAAGACCCGGCTTATTTCATTAACCGCTATGCTAAAATTTCTGAACCAATGAAGGGTTTGATTCCCTTTGACCTATACCCGTTTCAGGAAGATGCGTTAAAAACATTTAATGACCATAGATTTTGTGTCATTTTGAAAGCACGACAGCTTGGTATATCAACAACCGTGGCTGGTTATATCTGCTGGTTGATGCTGTTCCATAGAGAGAAGAACGTTCTTATAGTGGCAACTAAACTACAGACCGCCACGAACTTAGTAAAAAAAGTAAAATCCATTCACAAACATCTCCCTAGTTGGTTGAAGATTGCTGAAATCTCTATCAACAATAGAACATCGTTTGAATTAAGCAACGGATCTCAAGTCAAAGCATCATCTACTTCCGGCGACGCTGGTCGTTCAGAAGCCTTGTCTCTTTTGGTTGTTGATGAGGCAGCCTTTGTTGAGGGCATGGATGAGTTGTGGGCAGGTTTGTACCCTACTCTATCAACAGGTGGTCGCTGTATTGCGCTGTCAACGCCGAACGGTGTAGGAAATTGGTTCCACAAAACATACGTGGAATCAGAAGAAAATAAAAATGACTTTACCCACATGAAATTACCCTGGGACGTACACCCAGACAGAGACGACAACTGGTTTTCTAAAGAGACCAGAAATATGTCTAAAAGGGAGATAGCTCAAGAACTAGAATGTAGTTTTAACGCCTCGGGAGACACGGTAATTTCAGGAGATGACCTGAGAAGAATGTTGGAATTGGCAAGAGAGCCGCAACACAGAACAGGGTTTGATAGGAATTACTGGATATGGGAAGAGCCCGTGCCTGGGGCTGAATATCTTTTAGCAGCAGATGTTGCCCGAGGAGACGGGTCAGACTTTAGTGTGGCACAAATTATAAGGCTTGATACGATGGAGCAAGTAGCCGAGTATCAAGGCAAATTAACTGCTGATATGTTTGCTCCAATTTTAGTAAACATGGCAAGAGAATATAACGAAGCACTTCTTGTAATTGAAAATAACCACGACTATGGTGTGCTTAACAGAATAGAAGAAATAGGATATAATAATCTATACTACAGTCTCAAATCAACACATGAATATGTTGATGCAGTAGCAGCAGAGGCAAGAGGTGGGGTAGCTGGCTTTACTATGTCAAGTAGGACAAGACCATTAGTTATTGCGAAACTGGAAGAGTTCACAAGAAACAAACTACTTACAGTAAATTCAATGAGGACTATTAATGAGATAAAAACATTTATTTGGCATAATGGCAGACCGCAAGGAATGAGAGGGTATAATGATGATCTTGTTATAGCCATGGCGATCGCCTGCTGGGTCAGAGATACAGCACTGACAACCAACCAAAGAGATGTGGAACACAGAAGAGCAATGTTAAGTGGAATAAGCAAAGGCAGCAGACAAATGAACACAAAAATATCTGGGATGAGGGGATATAACCCAAACAGACAGACACAACAAGCCCAATCTACCACGATGGTTGGTACAGATGGAAGAATTCATGACATTTCATGGATATATAAAGGATAAGTGATGGAAGATAATTCAAACAACCCAAGAAACTCTCAGTCATCTCTCTTTAAGAGGTTGACCCGTCTCTTTAGTGGTCCTATTGTCACACGCAGAAGAAGACAGATTCAAAGCCAGCGTGCCGAAGCGCCTGATAAGTATACATTTAGAACCAATACAGGTAGGGAATTTAAAAAGAAGGAATATTATAACCCCTTCCAACCAATGCAGCTTAAAAACCTTGCAACAATGGACAGGGTATCTAGATATGCTGATTTTGAAGAGATGGAATACACCCCAGAGATTGCCTCTGCTTTAGATGTTTATGCCGATGAAATCACAACCTCTTCAGATCTTAAGCCAATTGTTGGTATTGATTGTGAAAATCAAGAGATAAAGCAAATAATAAATTCCTTTTTATATAAGGTTCTCAACATTGAATCAAATTTGTTTGGTTGGGCAAGATCCATGTGCAAATATGGAGATTACTATCTTTATTTAGATATTGATGATGAAGTAGGGGTTACAAATGTTATCCCGTTGCCTGTTCGTGAGATGGAAAGAGAGGAAGGAAAAGACCCAACAAACCCAAACTACATTCAATACTACTGGAGAGGGGCTAGTAACGAAGGGGTTACTTTTGAAAACTGGCAGATTGCACACTTCCGTGTAATGGGAAGTGATAAATATGTTCCATATGGCACTTCAGTGCTAGAGCCCGCCCGTCGTATTTGGAGGCAGCTAACTTTAGCAGAAGACGCAATGATGGCTTATCGTGTAGTTCGTTCTCCTGAGCGTAGAGTGTTTTACATTGATGTTGGTAATATTCCACCACAAGATGTAGAGCAATACATTGAGCAAGTAAAAACTCAAATGAAGCGCAACCAGATTGTTGATGCAGATACTGGGCGTGTTGATTTGCGATATAATGCAATGAGCATCGATGAGGATTATTATATTCCTGTCCGAGCCGGACAGTCTTCTAGAATTGAAACACTTGCAGCCGGTCAGCTAACAAATGCCATTGAAGATGTTCAGTATCTTCGGGATAAGCTATTTTCAGCACTTAAAGTTCCAAAAGCATATTTGGCTCAATCTGATTCTCTGGAAGATAAGACAACTCTAGCTCAAAAAGATATTCGCTTTGCAAGAACTATCCAGAGACTACAAAGAGTCGTTCTTTCGGAACTAGAAAAGACAGTCATAGTCCACTTGTATACATTAGGTTTTAGAGACGACGACCTTTTGGGCTTTAAGTTATCATTGAATAATCCTTCTAAAATCGCTGAATTGCAAGAACTTGAACATATGCGAACGAAGTTTGATATCGCTGGCGCAGCAACCGAAGGATATTTCTCTAAGCACTGGGTATATAGAAACATCTTCAAACTTGATGAGCAAGAAATTGAGCGAGTCAATGAAGAGCGGTATGCTGATGCTAAGATTAACGCTATCATTGATAAGTCTGCTGAGTTAGCTGTAGCTGACTATGAAGCTGCTGGAGCACCGGCAGAAGCTGGAGCCGAAGGCGGCGATGATCTAGGCGGTGGTGACCTTGGCGGAGGCGACGATCTTGGTGGTGGAGATGACTTAGGCGGCGGCGAAGACCTCGGTGGTGAAGAAGAAGCCGGCGGTGATGAGGGACCTCTATTAGCAGAGCCCGGAAAGCGTGATGATAATGGGTATTTAACTCCTGGCGCAAAAGGCAAAGTTTATTACCCTGTTGCTATGGACATGAGAAAAGGTGGCGGACCACGACAAAGAAGCATGGCTTCGGCAGCGGGACAACAAATTGCCTCTTCTACTAGGAGGAATATATTTAAGGGGTATAATGATATGCGCCGCTTGGGAGTTGGAATCTCAGAGGCACTGGAGCAGGAAGAAAATTTGTTGTTTGAGACAAAGCAAGATATATCTAAATTAATCGAGCAATTGGAGAACAAAGATGACAAGTAAGCACAACAAAAAGAGGAATACAGGATTTGTTTATGAAGCCCTCATTCGGGAACTAACCCGTGCAGCAGTGGAAGGCAAATCCAAAAGAAAAGCAGCTATAGCTAGAACAATTAAAGAAAGGTTTTCAAGAGACACCCTTCTTGGTAAAGAATTGGATTGTTATAGAACTTTAAATGAGGTACACTCTGTGTCTTCTGAAGATGCAGAGAAACTAGTCTTTGTGGCAAAGGAAACACACAAAAATATAGACAAGAAAAAGTTGTTTCTTGAGCAGAGCAATCTCATCAATTTTATCAACAAAAACTTTGGAACATATGTGTTTTCAAATTATGTACCAAATTATAGGGACCTAGCAACCATATCTAATATGTTCAATGATTCCACCCCTATAAAGACAAAAGTTTTAATGGAACAACAAATCATTAATAGGATGTGCGAAAGAGAAGAGCAAAACGCCACCTCAGATAAAGATGTAAATGACTTAGTTATTAAAGAGTTCACCAAGTCGTTTAATAAAGAATACTCACACCTATTACCAGAGCAGAGGCAGTTTTTAACACATTACATTACTTCAGGTAATGACGATGGGGTTGAGTTTAAGGTTTTCCTAAATGAAGAACTTCACAGGATAAAAGAAGCTGTTGAGGGGTCGTTAATTATGGAAGAGGTGAAGAATGACGATGAGATGATTGAGGCGACAAAAAATGTATTACTAGTTATAGAAGAATACAAAAACAAAAGTCTCAACGAAGATGATCTGAAAAAGTTTATGAAACTGCAAAAACTAGCCAGCGAGTACCAGTCTGATGCCAATTAAGATAACACTAAACAAAAAGGCCGCCGGCGGTGCTGATATAGAAGAGGTAGCAGCACCTCAAGCCACAGTAAAATTAAAAGCTCGCAAATCATTAGATGGAAACATAATCATAAGTGATCATCAGTTAATGGATTTGGTTGTAGTACCAGCTAAAAACAAAGTTTTAATTGTGCCACGACCTGGTTTTGGGCAAGAGACCTATTACAAGCAAAAGGATTTTTATAACGCCCTTAATCGTCGTGGAGTTTTTTCCGGACCCCTAGAGGGCGGAACAGTCCATGGGGTATACGAAGTCAAGCTTGGGATGTCAGATGAAGTAAGTCCTGTTCAAGTTGCCCTTTTGGAAATAGAGCGGTACTTTAAACAAGAAGCCGTTGAGGAAGGTTTTGGTTCTGAGTTTGATGAGGAAATAGAAGACAGGTTTATTAATCCTGATGATGAAAACTCAACAGAAGCAGGAGAGATAGAGCCAGAAGAAGAAACAAGAGAAAGACAAAATACTCCACCTCCAGTACAACATTATGGCGGCTACTGGTATAACTAATGTCTTTTTTGTATTTTGTTCTTGCCTGCTATGGCATAACCTCTATTTTGGTATACGGGAAGATCTTTGAGACCGTAAGACCATCACATCATTTCTTTAGGTGCCCCATGTGTGTGGGTTTTTGGGTTGGTGTTTTTCTAATGTTACTAAACCCATATACAGAACTATTTACTTACACAATTTCTGTGACTAATGCCCTACTGTTGGGTGGTATTAGTTCTGGAGTAAGTTATGTTTTGTCAATGCTATTTGGAGACGAGGGAATAAGACATGAACACCGAATTAATGGGAGCCTGGACACAAAAATGGATGCTAAGACCAGTAGCAAATTGTTGCAGGGGTAGCAGTATCGTGCGGGTAACGCCCGCACTTTAAGGAGAAAAAGAATGACAAAGAAATATGTGCTTCAAGAATTTATGAATCTAGATTACAGTAACGATCTTCTTAGCGAGGAGGAACGTGAGGGTAATAAGCAGGGTGTTCATCTTGTTTTGGCAGGCAAAATTCAAGCTGCCGGGAAAAAGAACGGCAATGGTCGGATATATCCCAAGCCAATTCTTGAAAGAGAGATGAAAAACTATCAAAAACTTGTAAAAGAGGGACGAGCCGTTGGTGAACTAGACCACCCAGACAGTTCTGTCATTGAACTGAAGAATGCTAGCCATCTTATCACTGAAGTTTGGTGGGACGGTGATGATGTTATGGGCAAATTAAAGATTCTTGACACCCCAGCCGGAAAAATCGCAAAAGATTTGGTCAAAGGAGGGGTCCAGCTTGGTATCTCTAGTCGTGGACTTGGCTCAACAAGGCAAGAAAGAGGCATTACCATGGTTGAAGACGATTTTCAACTACTTTGTTTTGATTTAGTGTCTGAGCCCAGCACAACAGGTGCTTATTTGGTTGCAGAAAGCAAAGTCAAAACTCATTTAACTAAATCTGATCGTATTAATCGTGCTCTTAACGATATTTTGGGGGATAAATGAAAAAATCAGAACTTAAAGCTCTAATCAAAGAGTGTGTCCGAGAGGTGATCTTTGAATCAGGTGTTATTAGGTCCATAGTGACAGAAGTCGCTCAAGGGCTTGGCACATCTACACTTACAGAAACCAAAAGTGTAAATAGAGCGCCCCAAAGAGACGTAAAAAACGCAGTCAGAGAGCAGATAGCTAGAAGCCTCAGTGTTACAGCAGAAGAATCGTCAGCCCCTAACCGCTTTTCAGACAACCCTTTGTTTAAGGGAACTAAGCCCTTACAAGAAAACGTACAAAACCCAGGAGTTGATATAACATCTTTGCCTGGTATTCAAAATTGGGCAAAGATTGCTAATAGAACCGAATAGAAAGGACAATAAATTGTATCGCAAGAATAAAAATAAGGATTCTATCAACGGCGTAATTGAAGTTAGGAACACAAATAATGGTGACGCCGAACTTCTTGTTAAGAAGTTTGTGAGAAAGGTGAGAAACTCAGGAATATTGGATGAATATCGATCACGTCGTTATTTTAAAAGTAAATCTGAACTGCGCCGAGAAAAGGTGGCAGAAAAAGAAAGAATCATTCGCAGGGTGAATGAAAGAAGGTCGAACCTACTTAAACCAGGGAGACAGTTGTCTAACCGAAGAGGAACCCCAAGGAGAAAATAGAAAATGGCAGAACGTAATAACATATATCAGCCAGGTATAGGGAGCGTTGGCGCATATCAGCTAGCTGGAAGACCATACATAACTGGTTCAAATGATCTAGGCAACGGAACTCAGCATGTGCATAACTTTCCAACTGTTACACGCTCGATTACTGTAATAAATCATAGCAGCAACACGATTCGTGTTCATTTTGCCGACAAAGACACTGGCAATACCACAGCGGCCAATGGAGGTCATTTTATTGAATTGGATAGCGATGAAGATTCAATAACCATGAATGTTAGGGCAGACTCAATTTACATTTCAAATGCTTCAGGGGCAGGTCCTCTCGAATATAAAATTTACGCTGAACTGACTGGTATTGCAACCGGCAGCTTGAATTACAATGCAACTAGCCTTGTTGGGCTAACAGAATAAAACTTTAAGGTAGGAGATAAAAACCATGGGATTCGGCAGCGGCGGATTTAAATCATCACCAAGCAACATTCAAGGTGATTTTCAGGTAGAGGTTGGCGGCTCAACTAAGCCAAGCTTATTTACAGTCTCTATAAGCACAGCAGAGCACGTTACCAACGGGTCGTTCGCTGACGCATCTAATTGGACGTTGGGAGGCACCGGTTTTGCTATTGGCAGCAATAAGGCAACCTATACTCATCCTGGTGGAGGTCCTACAACAGCGACACTTACTCAGGCAAAAACAGACTTAGCAGTAGCAATTGTGCCTGGACGCATGTATGAATTGTCCTATGTTGTATCAGATAACACAGGCTTCTCAGGGCAGATTACATTAGTAAGGAACGATGGTGCAACGACAGGCATCCCAGAACAAGCCTACAGCGATAGTCATTTAGCCTTGGAGACTGCAAATGGATCTCATACGTTGCGGTTTAGAGCAGACTTTGACCCAGAAAGCCTTCAAATTCAAATTGACGGCGCTGCCGGAACTGTTGCTCTAAGCGGCTTATCCATCAAAGAATGTCTGCCAAATGTGGGTGTAGGCACGGAGACACCAGCGGCACTGCTGCATGTTTCTGCTTCAAGCGCAGGTAGAGAAAATTTATTCACGGTATCTCCGGCTAATGCGAAAAGCGGAGACAATACACCAGCTTTCTCAATTGTGCAAGACGAGGATGGAGACTGGTATACAACATTTGGGCAAGGACCTCAAAGGTCATACGCTATGAGCATCAACTTAGCCAATGGCGGCGGGCAAAGCACTATGCAAATTGCAAATGGTTCCGTCCTTGCCTTTGTCAGTTCGTTTACTTTTGGCAGTTCAGGCGCTCAGTGCAAAGTTATTATAGCAAATCCAAACGTCCCAGCAAATGCAAGTGCCGCTGGAACAGCAGGTGAAATAGCTTGGGATAGCGGTCACCTTTATGTGTGTGTTGCTACCAATACTTGGAAGAGGGTTGCCATTGCCGGTGGTTTCTAGGTTTTAAGCTTATAGCAGAAATCTAGTCATTTAGATTTAGTAGCAACTATTTAATACGATGTGCTTTATCGTGCATCTTCTTTTGAGAGGAAATATAAATTATGTCTAGTATGCTAGAACAAGCAATCATTGATGCAAAAGCTCTGAAAGAAGCTGCTATCAAGAACGCAGAATCTACAATTGTAGAGAAGTATGCCGGTGAGGTTCGCCAAGCAGTAGAAAAACTACTAGAGCAAGATCCCATGGAAGACGAAGAAGAAATGGGCATGGACGACGAAATGGGAGCAGAGGAAGAAGATCCAAACGCTGCCGTTATGGATGCTATCCCAGTTGGACATGACTCTGGCGCAGAAGATGTAATTGAAATTGACCTTGATCAAATCATGACAGCAGCCGCTGAGGAGCCTTCTGGGGAAGAAGACGATATGGACAGAGAAGATATGGCAGATGAGCTTGGTATTCCAGAACTAGAGGACGAAGAACAGGCCCTAGATCCCGGCTTTGACGAGCCAGCAAACCGAACTGACGAAAAGATAAATCATCCTGATGAGCTAGAAATAGATGAAGAACAGCTAGTTGAAATGTTCAAAGAGTCTCTTACAGTGAATGTTCCAGAAGAGGCGCTAGAAGCTCTAGAGAACATGGAAGAGGATTCTGATAAAGACGAAGAAGATTATGTAGACGTCAGTGAAATATCTGACGAACTATCTAATCATCGTGCTGGACAAGACCCTAAAGAACTAGAAGAGGTCAAGTCAAGAAATACTGAGCTTGCACAAAAACTTGAAGAAATTACAAAAGAAAAAGAAAACTTACTAGAACTGCTCGGGCGGGCAAAAGAGAGGTTGGAGGAAATCAACCTATCGAACGCACGACTTTTCTATATAAATCGTGTCTTAGAAGATACCGCATTAAACGAGCGGCAGCGTAAACAATTGGCTGAACATATCCAACAGGCACACACAGTTGATGAAGCGAAGACAATTTATGAAACTCTTCAAAAGACAGTGGGCGCTCACTCTCAAAAGAGTAAGACAAAATCACTATCTGAGGTTGTTACAAAGAAGTCATCGACTATTCTAAGTTCTCGTAGAGAAGTTACATCAACAAATGATAACCCACAGGCTGCCCGATGGGCAAAGCTTGCGGGCATACTAGACAAATAATTTAATAAGGAGAAAAATAACAATGTCTATGTTAGAAAAACTAACCGAAGGCATCCGTCAACGCTCTCTCGCTCAAGAAGGTGAAGTGATCACCCAAAAGTGGGAAGCAACAGGGCTTCTAGAAGGTCTTGACAACGATGTCTCAAAGAATAATATGGCACGCCTCCTCGAAAACCAAGCCGCACAGCTTCTTAAAGAAGAAAGCAAAATGAGTGGCCAGGATGTCGAAGGCTTTGCTTCAGTTGCGTTCCCAATCGTTCGCCGTGTATTCGGTGGTCTATTGGCCCAGGACCTAGTGTCTGTTCAACCAATGAGCCTCCCAAGTGGACTCATCTTCTTTATGGATTTCACCTATGCCCCTCAGACCGGCGCTTTGGCTGGTGCTGCTGCTAACGAATCCATTTACGGTGGTGGTGTTGTCGCTTCTCAGGTAACTGGTGGTGTTAGCCTTGAAGGTGTGCCCGCCGCCGGCACCGCCGCTGCATCAGATCTTGGCTTCCGCAATCTCAACACTGGCTATGCCCATGCAAGCGCCTCAGTTGATAGTGTTGAGGTTACAGTCGTTGAGGAGCGAGATACATATGATTCCTTGCCCGATGCACATAAGCGCAACCTTGGGCATGATCCAGACTTAAAGGCAGCCAATCCACAGACCGTGCTTGTTAAGGTTGCACTTACTGTGCTTCCAGATCTGAACCGGGACGCATTGAGTGCTATTACAGTTTCAGCCTCTGGTGATAAATCCCTCATCGGCGCCGGCGCTGAGCAAATTGACGACGGCGGTTTGCTTGTTCGCCGTGCAACGTTTATTAGCGGCTCAGATTTGTATCTCCTCTTTGCTTCGGCGACCGCCTCCGAGCTTGGTGACGGCAGCATTGATGGCACAAACGCCGATAAGCTTAAGATTCACTACCCTGTAGCTGATAACTTCAAGAATGGCGGAGCTATTGGTTCTGTCTCTGGTGACAGCACCACCCCAGCATGGCCACTAGAGTCGCAAGGCAGCATGTCTGAGATCGACATCAAGGTGGACAGCGTTGCTGTTACAGCAATGACCAAGAAGTTGAAGGCACACTGGAGCCCCGAGCTTGCTCAGGACCTCAATGCCTATCACAACCTTGACGCCGAAGTTGAACTCACAAGCGTTCTCTCTGAGATGATCGCTAAAGAGATCGACAACGAAATCCTTAAGGATCTTGTTGAAGGCGCTAATGCTGCAACATACTACTGGAGCCGTAAGCCCGGTAGATTCTTGCAGCTTGACGATGGTTCAGCAACCAATCCTGTGGCTGACTTCACGGGTAACGTGAGTGAGTGGAATGAGACACTGCTTGACACCGTTAACGCTGTGAGTGCAGTTATTCACCGTAAGACCCTCCGTGGCGGCGCTAACTTTATCGTTTGCTCTCCAGAAGTTGCTGGGATTCTTGAGTTCACCTCTGGTTTCCGTGCTTCTGTAGAAAACGACGCAGACAAGGGCTCATGGGGCGCAGTTAAGGCTGGTTCAATAAGTGGCAAGATGGACATCTTCGTAGATGCCGGCTTCCCACGGAACGTGCTTCTAGTTGGTCGTCGTGGTAGCAGCTTCCTAGAAAGCGGCTATGTCTACGCACCTTACGTGCCACTACAAATGACACCTACCGTTCTCGGTGTAGATGACTTCACCCCCCGCAAGGGCGTGATGACTCGCTACGCCAAGAAGATGGTCCGTTCAGACATGTACGGATTGGTAATCTGTCGGGACTTCTTGCTAGCCTAGTTAGCATAGTAGTCTTAGTCTTTAGACTGAGAGGAACCCTGCCCTTGTGGCAGGGTTTCTTTTTTTCTAAGGTCGGTAACTAGAGTAGAGAAGAACCTATTTAGTAAGGTTACTCCTAAATAAAGAAGGAGACAAAACAAACATGCCAACAGATTTAAACCCTATTAGTACACAAAACGCCAAGGTGTTGACTCCAACAGGTTCGCCTGGAGATGTTTCCGACAGTTTAGCGTATGGAATTTATAATACCGATGCTTTTTATAGCGGCGCAGCGGATCAAGTTTCCTATGTTTATGGAAAACTTGGGGGAAATATTTTAGATATAGAAATAGAGACAGGTAATGTATACAAAGCATATGAAGAAGCCTGTTTGGAGTATTCTTATCTTCTTAACACACACCAAGCAAAGAACGTCCTTTCAGATATGCTCGGTGGCGCAACAGGTTCATTTGACGAGGATGGAGAATTTACCGCTTATAGGGACAACACAACAATAAAGCCAAACTTAAAATTCCCACGATTTACGTTGGCATACTCGGCTCACGTTGCTAGTTCTGTAGCTACACAGGCAAAAATGGGCGGTCACGAGAGAATATATTCTGCATCATTTGATATATCTGCGGATACGCAAGACTATGACCTTCAAGCTCTCATATACAGTGCCTCACTCTCAGCATCATCAGAGTTTTCAGGTGCTGTTGGGACCAACAAAATAATAATTGAAAAAGTTTATTATAAACTTCCTGTTTCTAGTTGGAGATTTTTCGGTGGTGGAGTCAATACAAATACAACAACAACGAGATACTCCACTTTCGGACAGTATGGTTCTGATAGCACTTTTGAGGTTGCTCCAGTTTGGCAACAGGAGTTATATGCTTCAGCCTATGAAAACGCTTTAAAAGTTCGTAGTTCTCACTATTCTTACGAAATAAAAAACAATAGAGTTAGAATCTACCCTATCCCAACAACGGCAACTAACCCCAGTCAAATGTGGATTAACTTTAGAGTTGTTAACGAAGCATACGAGGAAGAGTCGGATAGACAATATGGTGCAGACGGCATTAACAACATGAATTCTTTGCCATTTCCTAATGTCCCATATGCAAACATTAACTCAATCGGTAAACATTGGATCAGAAGATTTTGTCTAGCTCTTTGTAAAGAAACACTAGGGCAGGTTAGATCAAAGATCGGCTCAGTGCCAATCCCAGGCAATGATATAACTTTGAATGGTTCCGCCTTGATTAGCGAAGGACAGCAAGAGCAAGAAAAACTTAGAGAGGAATTAAAAGCGGTATTTGATGAACTCACATACGGTAAATTGGCAGAGGGCGATCAGCAACTCCAGGCTTCTACCGAGGAAGTTCTTAAACGTGTGCCCCACGGCATTTACACGGGGTAATATAGATGTCCACTGATAATAAATGGTCCCAACCATCCGCACCTCCTCCTCCAATGTTTGTTGGGAAAAAGGAGAGAGACTTTGTAAAGCAGGTTAATGATGAAATCATTGAAAAGATGGTTGGTCAGCAGATTCTTTACTTTCCGATTGACATTGAAAGAACAAACTTTCACCCCTTATATGGGGAGGCTGTAGATAAAACTTTCCTACCTCCAATTCAAGTATATGCTTTAGTTGCGTGGGAGGGTTCAAACCAAACTAGTGAGAAATATGGCATTGACAGAGTTGCTAATATAACTGTTCATTTTCACCACCGCAGATTAACGGAAGATAAAGACTTATTTGCCCGCATTGGTGATTTTGTTCAGTATGAAAAACAATATTACGAAATTGTTAAATTGTCTCAACCTAGAAGACTCTTTGGGCAAGACAACAAACAGGTTGAGATCGTAGCTACCTGTAGAAAGGCAAGGGAGGGATTGTTTGATGCCACGTAGAACTAAAACAGAAGAAATTATTAAAACTTCCATACCAATTAATCCATCTACTTTGGAGACGATTGACTTTGCAGTTTTTAACTATGTTAATGACGTATTGAATATACATTGTGACTCAAATAAAGGGTTTAAGAAAGTCCCTGTGCTTTTCTCCACCCAAGAGCGGGCACACATGATAAAAAATAATGTAAATCTTAGAGATAATAATACAACACTAATTTATCCAATGATTTCTGTAGAAAGAACATCAGTGGTGAAAGACCCATCGTCACGAGGCATCTATGCTGCATCAGTAATGGGTATTAACGATGAAAAAGGCGGATCAATAGAAATTGCAAGAAGAGTACAACAGTTGAAGACAAGGGATCGTTCAAACGCTGATTCAATCAGAACATCAGCTAGTAAAACAGACGCCAATCGGCAAACATTTCCAAGAGAAAACGATAAAATTGTTTATCAGACAATTTCAATACCTCAGCCAATTTATGTTGACGTGAGTTATGATATTTCCATAATAACAGAATATGTTCAACAGATGAATCAAATAACTGCTCCGTTTCTCGCTCGTACAGGAGCCCACAATTCTTTTAGGGCAGAACATGAAGGTAACAAATACGAGGCTTTTATTCAGCCAGATTATTCCCAGTCAAATAATGCAGGTTCTTTAGGCGAGGATGAAAGAAAATTTAATACCAACTTAACAATAAAGGTATTAGGTTATATCATAGGACAAGATAAGAATCAAGAACAGCCGTTTGTTGTTGTCAGAGAGAGTGCAGCAGAAGTCAAGTTTCAGCGAGAAAGAGTTATCCTACAAGATGAACTGGATTTTTATGCGAAGTCGCTCACTAGCAGCAACCCAGACGTTTTCCAACTGGTTGACAAGAAGAATAAGTTGGTTGAATAAAACGGATGGCGTTTGATTGTAAGACATACTATTTACTAAGAATAAACTCGTATAGAGTTTAGCAGAGCTAACAGCTTTAAAGAGGAGAAACCCATAAATGTCTGATAAGAAGTTCAAGTTTATATCCCCAGGCGTTTTTATCGATGAGATCGATAATTCACAGTTACCAAGAGAATCAGTCCCAGTAGGACCTATGATTATAGGTCGTGCAAGGAAGGGACCCGGAATGAAACCAATTTCGGTTAGCTCTTTTTCAGAGTTTGTCAGTATTTTTGGTGAGCCCGTCGCAGGCGGCGCAGGAGAGGATGTTTGGAGAGACGGTAATTTAACTGCCCCAACATACGCTGCATATGCCGCCCAGGCTTGGTTAAAGAATAGCCCAACAGTTAACTTTGTCCGTCTTTTAGGAGAGCAACATCCAGACGTAGCTGATGGTGCGACAGGTGCGGGTGGTTACAAGGTTGGTGCTATTTCTAATAACGCAGCCGGCGCAGGCAAAGGCGGCGCTTTTGGACTATTTGTTTTCCCATCTGGCACAGCAGGATTTCATGCTACAGATAGACACCTTTCTGGCACTCTGGCTGCCGTTTTCTATGTAGCGACTGGTTCACTAAATCTTTCTGGCTCTCACGTTGGAAATGCCGGTGACTCAACACCAGCGGGTTGTCGTATGATGTTGTCACAAGACAACGGTGACTTTGTTATTACTTACGGGGGTGGAACTACCGACCCCGCTGCGGAAGCTACTAACGAAAAGTTCCGCTTTAACTTTGATCGCACAAGCGATAAGTTTATTCGTAAAGTATTCAACACCAACCCAACCTTATTGAACGCTGCGACTAACGCAAGTTCAGCCAAAAAGGACTTTTTCTTGGGGGAAACCTACGAACACAACCTGCCTGGCGGGTCAGACAACTTTTTGTTTAAAAATGCGGTAGAATACACTGGCAATCAAAAAATGGGCATATTGTTGCCGATGCAAAATAATGCCGGCGTAGATACAGAGCATAACGATAGAAAATATTCTGCAAAGAAAGCCACAACTGGCTGGTTTATTGCACAGGATCTATCGGACACCAACAGCACTTACAAGCCAGAATCACAGCAGAAATTGTTTAGAATTGAGGCTCGGGATGCTGGCGAACAAGTGCAAAGGGATATTAAAATCTCTATTACTGATATCAAAGCTGCGACCAATGACTTTGATCCTTATGGCACCTTTACAGTTTTAGTTAGAAAGCTTAATGATACAGATGCAACTCCGGTTGTTTTAGAAAGATACAGTAATTGCAATTTGAACCCCGCTTCTCCAAACTACATTGCCCGCCAAATTGGCGATAAGTTTTCTGAATACGACAGTGTAGAGAAGAGACTCCGCTTCTATGGCAATTACCTTAATAAATCTGATGTTATTCGTGTTGTTATGAATGAAGATGTTGACCGTGGCTCTACTGATGCTGCCTTGTTGCCTTTTGGTTTCTTCGGACACCTAAAATACAGAGATGTTTGCATTCGCATTGAACAAGATGCGTTAAATGTTTTTGGTGACATTGCAACAAACCCCGACGAGAACAATGGCGCATTCTCAATGGTTGACGGTGGCGGGCCAACAACCTTCCACTCTTTCGTTGGACACGACGGTGCCGATGCAAAATTGGTTATGCCAGATGGGCAACACCATTTGAACATTCGCTTCCCAGAGATTCCTTTAGTGGTAAGCTCTTCTCAGGGTTCAGGACTTGCTCCTAACAAGGCATACTTTGGTATGTACACAGGAAAAACAAGTTCAGATCCTAAGTTTAACACAGCAGTGTTGGATGTTCTTCGCTCACTCGGGCGAGGGGCAGAATCAACTCTAGCACCAGAGGGGCATGTGGATGTGACGCAGGCTCACACCGCATTTGGTGGATCAGCCGGCAATACTGAAATCCTTCAAGCAACTGGTGTCGGCGCAAAACTTTTTGTTGTTCCTTATGTGTTCTCACTGGATGATATATCACCAGTTGATAAAGCACCAAAAGAAGCAACATATGCTCGTAATGCTCGCAAGAACGGCAACAGCTTTACCGCCGGTAGATCAGCCGCTGCAAGCACGGCTGATAATGTAGCTCCTGCTGATGCGGCTAATGCCAAATTCCAAGCTGTTCTTGACGCTGGGTTTAACCGATTTACGACATGCCTCCATGGCGGATTTGACGGTCTTGATGTAACAGAACGAGAGCCTTTCCGTAACTCTGGCTTGGGAGCTAGTGAAACCGCTGATTATGCGCTTCACTCTTTGGTGAGAGCCATTGATGTTGTTCGTGACCCAGAGGTTGTAGAGTACAACATATTAACAGTTCCAGGTGTTACCAATACAACAGTAACAAATAAAATGTTAGATGTATGTGAAGAACGAGGGGACGCTATAGCAATCATTGACCTTGAGAACGTGTACACTGCATCAACCGAAAATGCAGACTCGTTAGCGACACGCAGCGCCGCAACAGTTGATAATGCCGTAGACGCCCTGAAGGATCGTGGTATTAACAGCAGCTATGGCGCAGCTTATTACCCATGGGTTCGCATTGTTGACACCATTACAAACCAAAGTTTGTGGGCACCACCAAGTATTGCTGCTTTGGGTGCATACTCTTTTACAGACAGAGCCAAAGCTCCTTGGTTTGCTCCCGCAGGTTTCCACAGAGGTGGGTTGACCGAAGGCGCAGGTGGCGTTCCAGTTCTTGATGTGTCCCGTCGCCTCAACTCTGCGGAACGTGACAAGCTTTATGAAGCAAATATTAACCCAATCGCACAATTTCCTGCTGAGGGTATTGTGATTTTTGGACAGAAGACACTCCAAGTCACGCCTTCTGCCCTTGATAGAGTTAATGTTCGTCGCCTCATGATTTTCTTGAAGAAGGAAATTAGTCGGATCGCTGGTCGGATGTTGTTTGACCAAAACCAGCAATCCACTTGGAACCGATTCAGAGGTCAAGCCGAGCCAATACTCCGAAGCGTGAAATCACGTTTTGGTTTGTCGGACTTCCGTTTGATTCTTGATGAGTCTACAACAACCCCAGACTTGATTGACCGAAACATTATGTACGCTAAGATTCTCTTGAAGCCAACCCGCTCTGTTGAGTTCTTCGCTATTGATTTCGTAATCACCAATACGGGGGCGTCTTTTGACGACTAAAGTTTTAATAAACACTACTTATAATAGGAGAAAATAAAAAAGATGGCAAATCAAGGTGAAGGCATTTTCTGGGGCGACGCAGCCTCTGACCCAAAAAGAGGGTATCGGTTCTTCCTTTATGTTGGTGGAATCCCAGTATGGGTTGTTAAGACTGTCACTAAGCCAAGTGTAACAATTAACACAATTCAGCACACATATCTTAACCATACATTTAATTTCCCAGGACGGGTAGAATGGGACGGTGAAATTACAGCTACGCTGGCTGATCCATTGGCTCCTGACTTGGCAAAAACTCTTATTGACACAGTTCGTGCTTCGGGTTATCAATACCCTGATCAGCCAGACTCTTTTGTTACAACCAGTAAGGCTAAGGCATTAGCGGCTTTGGGTGGCGGCGTAGTTATCGCTCAGATTGACCCAGAAGGCAGAGCAGTAGAAGAGTGGACCCTTAAGAATGCTTGGATTAGCTCAGTTTCTTTTGGTGATACGCTTGACTACACCTCGGATGAGGCTACGGAATTGTCAGTAACCATCAAATATGACTGGGCGGAGATGACTGTCTTCGGTGAACCAGTCGCTGGCATGGGTGGCAACTAAAAAAGCTTAACAAAGCTAAAAAGATAGGCTATAGTTAATAAAACGTAGCTGAAAGGTTTTTAATATGGCTAGGAATAGCAATCGAACTAATCAAAATCCAATGGAACAGCGGAGCGAGCCAATACAGGCAGACTCCGCTGCTCCAATTGCATCTGGGGCAGGAATGTCTTGGTCAACCCCTACAGAATTTGTGGAGTTACCCTCTCAAGGGAAGTTTTACCCAGAGGGACACCCTCTTCACAACCAAGAGACGGTAGAGATTCGTTTTATGACGGCAAAAGAGGAGGACATCCTCACTTCAAAATCGCTACTCAAAAAAGGAATTGTTTTAAACAGACTCATTGATAGTGTTTTGGTCAATAAGCGTCTTAAATCAAAAGATATGTTAATCGGCGACAAGAACGCTGTCCTTATCGCTACAAGAGTTACAGGCTATGGCGAAGAATATAATGCCAAAATCACTTGCCCAAACTGCCGTAATGTAGAGGATACCTCATTCAACATAGAAGAGGTTAAGAGAGTAGTAGAACCCGAGGATATTGAGGGAGTCACGTTTACAACTCCTAATATCTTTTCTGTTACTGTCCCTGCATCAAAGGCAGTTGTTGAATGTAGGTTACTGACGGGCGAAGACGAACAAAAGTTGATGAGACAGGAAGAACAGCGCCGTAAACACAAGCTACCCTCAGCTACACTAACAAACCAATTACGACAAACTATAGTATCTGTAAATGGAATTTCTGAACCAGGCAATGTCAACGGTTTTGTAGATAATATGCCAGCAAGAGACTCTCGTTTTCTGAGAGACGTTTATCAGAGGATTATGCCTAATGTTATTTTAGAACATGCCTTTGAGTGTGGTTCTTGTGATTATGTCAATGCGGCCCAGGCGGTGCCGCTTGGAACTAACTTTTTTTGGCCTGACTCCTGAATATATTAACCACGTTTACGAGCAGTTTTTCCAATTAAAATACTATGGCGGGTGGAGCTTCTTTGAAGCCTATAATTTGCCAGTTAAGCTCAGAAGGTGGTTCCTTAAAAAACTCGCAGACCAAATTAAGAAAGAGAATGAGCAACAGAAGACGGCTCAACAAAAAGCCAAGTCTAAATCTAGGTCAAAGAAAAAATATTGATAAGGGGGCAAAGCTCCCTTTTCTTTATATTTAGCTTACCCGACTATTTAATTAAGAATGGTGTAATACCGGAGGATATAAGATGGCTAAACAAGATTTTGACAATTTTGTATTTGACTTTAACTCGTTAGAAGACGAGACTCTAAATGAGAGTATGATGAACGTATTTGGCGCTTGGATTCAATATCTTTTAGAGAAAATGTTCAAGGGCGCAAAGATCCCAGTAAGAGTAAGGGGCGATAAAATTCAAGTAATGAGATTTACTAATGCTCTCGTCCACGAGAAAAGATATATGAATGCCATTAAGAAGTATGGTTTAGATAATCCAATGACATATAAATCTAGACTTAGACTAGATAAGGCTATTCAAAAGTTTGAAAAGGAAGTTGGCATTAATTGGCCACTTAAGTAGGCGACTAGCAGATGGCTTACTACCCTAGAGTATTTTATGAAAACGGAGACGGCACTGATGGTGGCGGCTCTGATGCTGTTCGTAATGCCACGTTGGCTGCGGCTCAGAACACAGATCAACTCAAAGAATTAGAACAAGCCTATTCGGATTTATTAGAGGCTGAACAAGCCGCCGCTGCTGCTCGTGCCGCCGGCAATGAGCAGCTTGCACAATCAATTGAGGAGCAGAATAAAGCCAGCCGTGCTGGTCTCACTATTGGTGAGGATATGCTCGATAACCTCCGAGAGCGTATAGACAGAGAGAAGGAGCTTTTAGAAAACCAAGAACTCACACTCATGGTTGGTATGAAAATTGTCAATCAGGTAAAAGACCAAGTAGTCGCCTTAGATGAGCAAAGGAAAGTCCTAGGAACAACAACGGGTCTGTTTGGGCAGTTTGATCAACAGTTGGCAAATTCAGTTGCTACCGCAGCAAGGTTTGGTAAAGGCGTTGCCGAAGTCGGTGCAACTATTGGTTCTTTGGCTAACGGCATGGTTAGCTTTACTCAAATGACGGAACAAAACCAAAAAACTCTTATAGATGGATCTCTGGCATTGCAACAGTTTGGCGTTAACGCTGAAACTTCAGCCAAAGCAAACGACCTTCTTATAGGTAGTTTAAACAGAACAGCCGAAGAAGCGATAGGATTCCAGAAAGACCTAATTGAGCTTGGTTCAGAGATAGGAGTCTCGGGCAGCAAGTTAGTGAGTCAATTTGGAGACAACGCTGAGACGTTAGCCAGGTTTGGCGACCGGGCTGAAGAGGTGTTTATGAATCTTGCCAAGACCGCCAAGGCTACAGGCGTTGAAATGAATGAACTATTTGATCTTGCAAATAAGTTCAATACTTTTGACGGCGCAGCTAGTGCTGTCGGTAGACTAAACGCTCAGATGGGAACAAACCTTGATGCCATGACTTTGTTAACAGAAGAAGATCCAGAGAAGCAAGTGCTTATGCTTCGTGATGCTTTCCTTGCGACTGGTAAATCTCTTCAGAACATGACGAAGTTTGAAAAAATGGCCGCTGCTGAGGCAATGGGTATGGATCTTACTGTACTAGAGAAGTTCCTTGGACCAAAAGAGGAACAGACAGAGGCTGACAAGAACTTTGAAGAACTTACGAAAAAAACGCAGACGTTCACAGACAAAATATCAGCCCTCGGTAAACAATTCTTAACTCTATTCACTCCCTTAATCTCTGGGCTTGTTGATGTGTTAGACTTCGTAGGTGAAGGGGTTAGCCTCATTAGCGAGTTCACACAAAAAGTAGCAGAGAATAAAACTGCTGTCTATACTCTTGGCACCATCATGACGGTATTGCTTGGTCCATCAATAGCCTCAGCTATTAAACTGTTGGTAATGAAGTCAGCAGCGTTCGTATATGATACGGCAGTGATGACGTACAATGTGGTCGCTTCAAACTTATCTAGATACAGCACCATGGCTGGTACAGTTGCTACCGCCGCACGAACCGCAGCCACGACTGCCGCATCAGCAGCGACGACTCTTTTTAACTTGGTGCTTAATTCTAATTTGGTTGCTATGGTTGCATCCACTGCGGCTGTTGCTGCTGCAACTGTCGGCTTGTTCGCCCTTGAGGCTGTAACATATGCCGTTGAGGGAGCAGTTATGCTTTTTAATGCTGCTCTGTATGCTAACCCGATTGGTCTGGTTGTTTTGGCAGTTGTCGGTCTAATCGGGGCTTTGTACCTGTTGTACGATAATATGGATGCAGTTGGAGAATTCTTTATTGGGATCTGGGATAGTATAACTGAGAAGGTACAGGCAGCTATTGATATTATGGCTGAAGCCGCTGATTTTCTGACTTTTGGTCTCTTTGATTTTGCTGGCGATGATGAAGGTGAGGACATTCCTGCCCTGGCGAACGGCACGCCAAACTTTGAAGGTGGCAGTGCCATCGTCGGCGAGAAAGGTCCGGAGTTAGTTAACTTGCCTCGTGGTGCTGAGGTTGTGCCTAATAATAAACTTACTAACGGACAAACTACCGCTGCCCCAGCAGCCGCTAGAAATGATAGACCAACAGTGGTAAAGCTGGTCCTTAATGAGAGAGAACTTGGACAAGCAGTGTTGGATGTTCTTGATGACAAAATGTCTTTGTTTTTAGGAATGGATTAGGAGATGTTATAATATGAAATTAAGAGATCCAAATGCCTTATCAATTAATGATGATATCGCAGCAGAAACCATAGATTGGGAAAGTGAGGGTCCTACTAGTCAACAAAGAGAAGAGGCACTAAATCCTGAAAATGAAATACCCACAGATCCGGCTGTAGATAGCTTAAATCAACAAGGGTATCAGTTAGAAATAACCAGCGTTCACACTGGATTATCGGTGACTTTCCCAGCGTTTCTTACGCAGTTTGAAGATACTTTCTCATCAAGCTGGTCAACTGTTGAAGCGTATGGCAGAATGGATACAATGCCGGTTTATCAAAATACTCGTCGTTCAATTAATTTAGGGTGGGATGTCCCGTCTTTTAGTATTACGGAGGCAAAGAACAATTTTAGAAAACTTGCAATGCTAGAAAAATTCCTATACCCAGAATTTGACTCTGGCGACCTTGGTGCGACAACGATTAAAACAGCACCGCTATTCAGGATTAAATTCGCAAACTTAATAATGAACGCAGACAACGAAAAAGGTCTTTTAGGTTATATTAACGGTGGATTTTCAACTTCTCCCGATGTTGATCAAGGGTTTCATATGGACAAAGGTAAAATATACCCAAAATTGTTTTCGCTATCTGTTCAGTTTACGGTCTTACATGAACATAGTCTTGGTTGGGAAAATGGCACTAAATTTAGAGGTGGCACTGCTGGTTTCCCATATGGGCAACAAGATCCAACAACTAATTTAGGAAAAACTTTGTCACAAGAGAAAAATGAGCAAGCACCAGATAATGTTCGTGAATCTAGGAACAATCTTATATTAGAATAGGCAGAGGTAAAAAATATGGCATCAAGACTTCAACTAAAAACGGGCTTCTTTAACGATGACCTTAATTACAAGAAAGAATTTTTCCAAGACAAGGGGGTTGAAGCAGTGTTTCAGTTTGAGACTGAAACACTTAGATATCCAACCCCAGAGGAAATTAGGTCTCTTAACATTGAAACAGAAATTTGGAAGCGTGGGTCAAAACTTTTTAAATTAGCCCACAAGCACTATTCTGATTCTAGGATGTGGTGGGTTATTGCTTGGTTCAATCAGAAGCCAACAGACAGCCATTACACACGGGGCGACAAGGTTCTTATTCCAAAACCACTTGAACTAGTATTAATCACACTTAGGGTATAAGATGGCAGAAAATAATACTGACGTCATAACAGATCCGGAAGAGGCGGCTAACGCTGCCCGTATTAATACTCAGTGTTTTCTAATTGAAAACATGGATAGAATTCGCCCATCAACAACTCCGCTTCCAAATTTAATTTTAGCCGATCAAGAAATTGCCGCATCTGATGTAGTTGGTTTACTTAATCGTGGCAACGAAGCAGAAATTTTTCTAACTGCAACACCTGCTCAATTAGCCTATTTGGTGCCAAAAATTCAATTATACATCCCTAGAGACGAAGAGGGCGGCAAGGATGAGTTGATTTATTTTGGTGATTATTATTTGTCCCCCTCTACAGCAAATACAGGCGCAAAACCTATTGAATATGATCCAAATTTTTTAGAGACCGCTACAAACGTAATCTTTAAAGAGTCAGGTAGGGGTCGTGGCGCAGGTATATCGTCTTTTTCATATGCACTAGACAATAAGCACCCAGGCTCTATAAGTTTTATGGCAAACTTAGAGATAAAGTTTGCCTCCTTAAGAGATCTTGCAGAGGGTCCTTACGTTTCTTTAATTTCCCCAACGGCAAGAAAATTAGCTTCAAAAAACTCACCGGACTCTGAATTAGAATTATTAAAACAAGAAAGAAAACAACTAGCCGAAAGACAGCGAAACAGATTTACAAAGGGAAAAAAACCAAAAACTGCTAGGGGTATGCTTTCCTCTGGTGCTTCAAAGCTAAAGGCTATAATAGGTTGGCAAACACCAAGTTTCAAAGACGAATCGCTTATTCCTAATGGCGACAAGAAATTTTATGAATCTGTGAAAGCAAACGAAATTGCTCTTCTTTTACATTTAACAAAGTACAAACTAACTTTTGGCGAGGCAGGCGAAGCGACACTTTCAATTGATTATGCTGCCTCTATTGAGGCAGATTTTTCAGGACCGGGCTCAAGTGTATTTCCTGATGAGAGTGCGAGCGATTTTAGAGTAGCGGTTCGCACAAAAGAACTTCAAGGGTTGCAGGATGTAACAATTACTAAAGACGGTGCCGGGATCATAAAGAAATTTGGACCAGGTTCAACAATATCTAGACGACTTATCGGAGAAAATGGTTCAGCGATAAGTCTAGAGCAAGAGGATAAAGAACCAACTTGGCTTCTTGATGGGTTTAGCACACCAAATAAGGTATTAAAAGTACCTAACTCAATTAGTCTCGATATGCAGGCTGTAAGAGACGACTTACAGGGATTTGAGTTAGATATTAAAATAGAGCAAATTGGACAAAATAGACCAGAAAGAATTGAATTGATTCAGGGATTTATCAATAATACAAAACAAGCAATGACTTTAGTTGCAGACAGAACCCGAGCGACCAAATATAGATCTTTTATAGATAAGCTTACAGGCGAAACTCAAGAACAAACAAGAATACGAATGCTGTCAATAGAAAACCGATTTTTAGGCAAAGAGGCTGAGGGACAGGTTTTACCTCCGGGCGCAGTAAGAAATAGGAGGATGGGCAAAGCACCGATCTTTTATGAGCCAGATGCCAGGACAAAAAGTCTTGGTGCCATCGGCGCTGTCATAAACTCTGAAAAAGGCGCAAAGAGAAACGAGACAATTAAAAAAATAAGAGTAGGTAGAAAACTAAACCCTGCTGCTAGGACCGATAAAGACGTCTCCCCATCGGAGGCAGGGCAAACAAGAATAGGATTTATGAGGCTTGGAGATATCATTGATATTGCTCTTGACAATATACAAGACTATACTAATAACGAAAACATCAAGCAAAAAATCTTCTTGGGTACTGTTGCTATTCCGGTCACTAAAAAATTAGTACCAGAAAAGTGGAGATACGTTAATATTGCAGACATACCAATTTCCGTTGAGGCATTCCAGATTTTCTTCTTAGATAGGGTTATATCTCCGCAAAAGATAGTATATCCACTAAAACTTTTTATTTCGGATTTGTTAAAATATTTGATAGAGCCAGCTTTCAACCAATGTAAACTTAGTCCAGAAGACGGTGGAATTAGTTTTGAAAGCACTATTATAACAACTCCAGTTAACCTGCGTAAGGGCACCATTTTGAAAAGCGGTTCCCCTTTGTTTGAAAACCTTGCAGATAGAGGATGGAACACGCTTATAGAAGCGGATCAGGCACAAGAATATTTGGTTGTATACTCGGAAGATAAAAAAAGTGGACCCGGTAATCCACTTAAAGATAAAGAAAAGGGAGTTTATCACCTTGTCTTAGGTTCAGATCGGGGACTTGTAAAATCTATTTCCTTTTCTTCAAATGATAATCCACACCTTCAGACCCAGAACATAGTTAATGCCGCAGGTGGTGGCAGTCAGCTAGGAGTATTAGCAATGCCTCAAGACGCATCTGTCACGATGGTTGGGAACAATCTTTTTAAAACTGGGCAGAGCGTATACATAAATGCAGAATACGCTCTTGGCAGGGAGCGTGCAAGAGAACTTTTATTGGGGGGATATTATATTGTAACGAAGGTTTCCAATACAATATCAGCGTCTGGGTTTCAAACAACCCTTGATTGTAGGTGGACCAATTTTCCGATCAGTAAAAAAGCAGGGGAAAGGTAATGACTCAGAGAAAAAAACAAAGACCTGCATTTTATGGATCAAATAGTAATACAGCCGTCGAGTCTCACACTCAAAGGACCAATTATTCAACTTATGTTGACCAAATTTCTGACCCAGAACTTGGAGAAGTAATAGATTTATGGGGAAAGGATCGCTTATACGGCAAAATTGATCCAAACGGCACAACTTTGATACCAAAAGGCAATAAACTTAAGCAGCTAAGGTATACCAAGCAAAGCAGAACTGTATTTGCTCTTAATTTTGTTGCAGATGCTTGGAAAAATCTGGTTTTAGATCTTCGTGATTATGCAGAAAGAGGTAGAATAGTTTTAGACTCCCCATATGCTTCCCCGCTGGCCACTAGAGGGTATGAGGATAGTAATTTATTATATGACGAACATATTAGAGAATTGATATACCCTTCGCTTTCTGAAGAATATCTTACCCTAAAACAAAAAAATAAACAGGCAAAAGACTTCAAGGGCTTTTTAGGCGCAATATCACCACTATTGCGACAAATCACAAAAGATTTTCCATTGACAAGAAGCGGTTTTATTGAAAGTAATCTTTGCCCGGTATATTGTTCAGGTTTGGTCATAGATTTTGCAGATGATAGGTACTCTGAAGATTTTCCGAAACTTGAAACATACATTAACGATAATAACTTTGTTTTTTTTGCTGAACTAGCAAGAAGACATGGTTTTTATATTGACAAAAATATTCCTTTTCGTGTGGTCGCAAATGTATCATCTCCTAGTATGCGAAAATACATGGCAAAGTATTATGAACCGGACGCCTTGTTTTTTGACGGTGTTTGGTTTGATCATTCGTATAGACAAGACATTCCTAACTTGGAAGTATATTTGTTTGATATGTATGAGGCTTTTCGTTTGTCTAACCCTTATGTTTTTAGCTACACACAAGGTGAAGCGTGTAAGAACCACACAATTTCTACATCTCTTAGAAGAGCAGAAACATCGTTTGATCAACAATTTGGGGAGCGTGGAGAATTTGAAAATAGATGGTACCTTAAGACTTATTTTTTGCTTCGTAGGTTAGAAAGGAACGAAGAATTGTCAGAAATTAGTAGCGTTGCTGATCTACGTCTAATATATGATATTTTAGAAACTCGTGGTTTTTTTGATGCGCTATATTATTTACACAATCATATACTAGAGTCTAAACTCATCAGCCGAATAAAATAATTTTGTTCTTGAAAAAAATATAACATGTGTTAAGATGAGTAACCAACAAATGAACATTTGGAGCTTCTTTGCTTTTCCAAACACTAGACGATAAGGGAGAGTGCGTCGGTATTTATCATAACGGCGAACTACTATTTGACTTTGAAAACTTCCCACAAGACCTTACTAGGACCTGGGGATATAACTCGTTCCTTGAAGGATATAGGGGTGTTGACTATGCGGAGTTATATGCTCTAGGTCAGGGACTTGACGAGGTTTGCCCCGATCATCTGAAAGAGGAGTGGCAAGATTTACGAACACAGCGATCCTCTCTTATTCGTTCGTTGGCAATAGCAAAGGTTAGTTTACAAGAAAATTGTTTGTTTGATGTTTTGCCTCCTTGGTTCCTTAAGAAATACTGTGAAGCCAAGAATCAAATATCAAATTATGTGATTGAATCACGACCAAAGCCGCCAAACTACAGGCACCTGTTCTCTGTGGCTAGGATGCTGGCTGAGATCAAGGAGCAGGAGCTAAGTATTGATACTTCGTGCTTGAAGAAGCATAAGATGACACCGGCTATAGCAAACCTTCTAAAGAAAGTCAATAGTTGTTCCCCTTATGTTGTCTACAACCAGTTTGGGACTATCACTGGTAGACTGACCACAAAACCAACTACGTTTCCTATTCTGACTATCAAAAAGGAATATAGAGAAATCCTCAAGCCTACTAACGACTTTTTCTTGGAGCTTGATTTTAACGGGGCAGAGATTCGTGTTCTTCTTGGACTCTTGGGGTTGGAACAACCTATACAAGATATACATCAGTGGAATCTTGAAAACATTTTTGATAATGAGCTTGACCGATCTGCCGCAAAAGAAGCGTTCTTTGCTTGGCTCTATGGCAGTCATTCGCCAAAGTTAAAAAAGTATATCAACAAACTTAATAACAACTACGATAAACAAACTTTGGTCAATGACTATTGGGACGGTGAATATATTAGGACACCCTTCGCCAGAGACATTAAATCTGATCAACACCACGCTCTAAACTACTTGATCCAATCTACTGCCGCAGACTTAGCTCTAGAGCAGGCGGTTAAAATCCGAAAACTGCTGAGCGGACGAAAGACCAAAATATCTTTCATTATCCATGACTCTATCGTATTAGATTTTTCTTCTGAGGACAAGGAACTATTTAATGATATAGGAACCCTGATGGGGGATACTAGGTTTGGTAAGTTTTTAGTTTCTGCAAATATTGGAAAAAACTTTGCAGACCTAAAGGAGGCAAAGGCTTTTGTATAGTATAGTTGGGGTTGGCAAAGGCGTTGAGAGCCTTATAGAATCATTTAATCAATATAAAGAATATAAAACTTATTTCTTGGACGAAGAAATTTTGGGTGATTTTTCGTCAATGGAAGAATACGAAAACAATTTCCCGGTTACTGCTGTAAAAAGGAAGCTCAAAGGTATCACTAAAAAATCCGAGGTTTTATATGTTATCGAGGGCGGGGAGAATATTTCAGGCGTCTCGTTGAGAATGTTGGAGATATTAAAAAAAGCATCAGTAAAAATCTTATACGTTATACCAGATAGGGCGGTGTTAAATGAAGAAAAGAAGCAAAATGAAAGCTTAACATTTAAAGCATTTCAAGACATTGTTAGAAGCGGCGATTTAGATCAAATTATACTAGTTGATTTAGAGCGTGTTGAAATGTTTCTTGGTGATATACCGCTAGAAAATTACGACAAAGCCCTGGCGTATAATATTGTTAATACATTTGCCATGTTAAATTATTTTGATCATATAGAACCAGTAAAATCTACAAAAAAACAATTACCAGTTGCGGTTAGAATATCAACTTTTGGCTTCATTGACCCAAATGGAGAGGAACACTTGTTCTATGATCTTCAGAAAATAAAAGACAAGGAATATTGTTATGGTGTTACGCAAGAGGATATGAAAAAAAGTTCCCTCTTAAGAGAAATAAAAGACAGAATAAAAACAACAGAAAAAAACATGCGCTGTCACTATTCTATCCATCTGATAGATTCTGATCAAACACAAAAGTATATCCGGGTGTACACGGATATCTGCCAGATAATAAATGAGAAGATTGATCCTGTAACAACCTAGTTATGTAGAGAAAACTACAAGACTAAATTAATTTGGTGTGGCAGGAGAAAGAAATCTTTTGGAAAACAATCGGCGAGATAGAGGGGTTTTACTAGCTACCTTTGTTAGAGGAGAGGACGATACTGTCGTAGATGAGGTTGTTGATTCAATCTTGGAACAACATCACCTAACTAATAAGTACATTTTCATATTTAAAGATGAGATGGACTTGGATCGCAAGATAATCACTTATAACGCTAAGATTGATAAAGGTACAGGGGTTGGGTTAAAATACTTTACTATCAGAATCCATCGCAAGAAAAAAACAAATACCCTTTATACGATTAACGGGCTAAACAAAGCCATAGAAAAACAACACGAGGGCAAGACAGGTAAACAATACAAATTAAACTGGGAAGAATATCAAAACTCAGTTCTGTTAACCTTTGGTGGTAATCTAAAAGCTATCCGCTTGAAACTTGATAAGATTTTAGAAATCGCACAAGACTAGAAAAAAAACTTTACATCTGCTCATAATCCTGTATAGTGGTAACAGGTCAACTAACCACATAGGAGGATATTATGGGAATCGACCTTGATAAGATGCGTAACAAATACGCCAAGTTAAACAACAAGGGTGGAAGCACCGATGATCGGTTTTGGAAGCCGCAAGAAGGGACACAAACTATTCGTATTGTATGTCCTTTAGATGGCGACCCTTTCCGTGACTACTTGTATCACTATCGTCTTGGGGCGGACAATAACGTAACGTTCATCAGCCCACGGACTTTCGGCAAGACCGATCCGATTGCAGAGTTTGGGAACCAGCTTTGGAACGAGGGAACGGATGAGTCAAAAGAGATGGCTCGTAAGTTCTTCCCGAAGATGCGAGTCTTTGCTCCAGTCGTCGTCCGGGGCGAGGAGGAGAAGGGTGTCCGCATTTGGGGCTTCAGTAAGACGACTTATGAGCGTCTGTTGAATATTGTTCTTGACCCAGAATACGGCGATGTAACAGATGTTCATAACGGCACCGACATTCGCTTGGATTACGGAAAGAAGTCTGGTCAAATGTACGCAAGTACCGAGCTTCGTCCCAACCGCCGCACCAGCGCCCTCGCTGGCTCGGATGAAGAGATGGATCGGATTATGAGCACTATGCCCGATTTCTCCGAGATCTTTTCTGAGACCACGACGGATGAAGCAAAGAAGTTGCTAGAGCAAACTTTGAGCGGTGCTTCTGAGGACACTTCTGAGGGACGTGTCCAATATAGCTCTTCAAACAGTAATGACACCACGAGCGTTACTGACATTGAAAACGCTTTTGACGAACTATTGGCGTAGTTGACCGTCAACCCGCAGGGAGGCACGGGGCACAGGTGTCTCTCCATTTTGGAAAGAGGTAATATGAATATGACTCTCGCAGACGATTTGCGAAAAGAATTAAATAAAGCAGCAAAAGAAACCATTGCTTACGATCTGAACGGGGAGAACCCAACTGACGTCAAGACTTGGATCTCTACTGGCTCTACTCTGTTAGATTATATTATTTCTAACCGTAGAAACGGTGGTATCCCCGTCGGCAAGCTCACCACAATTGCTGGTGAGTCTGCCAGCGGCAAGAGCCTTATTGTCACACAGATTCTGGCAAACACTCAGAAGATG